ATCGAATCAAGGATCACTGATGCCTCAAACTCAGTCGATTGAGCCTTGACAGCCGCGATGATATGGCTCAACTTAGCTGAACGGTGCTGCGGAAGCCTCAAACTAGATGCGTAATCACGATTCACGATGCTACCCTCACTTTCGAGTAAAGCTTGGTTTCAGGATCGAAAACTTGGGGAACGCGGCCAAGCTTCTTGGACTTAAGCCACACTTCCCGCGCTATGTAATTCTTCTGGTTGTCCTGTTTCTTCGCCACTGGCACGCTCCTTGAGATAGCTGAAATCCTCTTTCCACGAAGAATCTCTGTACGCATCGGACCTAAGCTTGCGGCACGTCTCAATCGACGCTTCCCAAACTTCGTCAGAGTAGTCGTCGTATTCGCCATCCGTAATCAAATGGCAGATAACCGCGCTCAGGATCGAATCTCCTGTCTCAAATACGTGGTTTGTCATGTTCTCATCATCTCCAATTTCTTGAACGCAAGGACTTTATTCTCAAGCGCATAGTCCTTGGCAGCTTGGAACAATCCCGGCTGTTTGCCAATAGCCAAAACCATATGGCAGCACACATCGCAGAACGGGATTTTAGCGTTAGACATACGCACATTCCGTTCACGTTCAGGCCCAAGCTCAATTCCACATTCTCTGCATTTCATCGGCTTACTCCTGTCGCAGATTGACTATCCGCAGCTTGAACTCTTGCACAAGCGTTGGACGGGGATTCCAAAACCACTTCCAAATGGTTTTCAGCATGTAAGTCACCTCAAATCAGCCTATCAGAGCCACGGATAAGCTGATTTCAAGTTACTTCGCTCACTCAATCTCTAGCGCATCTCCCCAAGGGACTGACACGCTAGACCCTCTAGCTTGACGCTCATCACGCCACAGCCAGAACTTGTTTGATAGCGTCCAAAACCGAATCATACGCACGGTTTCGGACGCCATAGGGCATCGGTATATCGTTCAAATGGTCAAGCACATGCTCAAGATACTCGATTGCTGGCGTGTGCCCTAGCCATTTCTTATGCTTGGACGCTTGCATCGAATTGCTCCTTGACTACCTTGAGACAACGCGTAGAAAACACGCCACTTATTCGCCTTTCCTTGCTGGAAACTTGCGAAGATGCTTCCAAGCTTCCTTGATAGCGTAGTCGATCAGAACATCATGCGTAAGATAAACCCTAAGCTGACCACGCTCGTATGGGCCGATTTGGTCATTGTGCTGGATACGCATAAGCATGGCCAGATGCCTACCAGCCCACCTAGCGTGAGCAAGTTTGGCGTCAATCTGGTCACGTACGAGTGTCGCCTGATAGCGTTCGTTCGACCATTTCTCACGAAAAGCACGTTTCGCTGGCATAGACGTATCCTATCTGCACGTCAAGCGTGCGAAAAAATCTGAAACGTATGCAACCGATCAACGAATTGGAGCAACTACGCCTGAACCGATCAAATACAGCACATAGGCTAGTATCGCCCAAGGCAGTATCGAAAACACGTCGCCTGCGACATAGCTATTCAGTAGGCGTTTCAGCATGGCGTAAGCTCCTGAACTACACTTGTGAGAGCATACTCACGGTGACTACGTTATCGAGAAGGCTCTCACTTCAGCCCTACCCTAGGGCAAGGCTGAAGTCAGAGTGCTTCGGGTGTTACTCTTTCGCTGGCTTAGAAGCCAGTTTATCCGCGTTGGCGGTGATGAAATCCGCGATGCGCGGGGCATTGGCGAGAAGCTTATCCCATTGCGACCGATACAGCGTCACAGGGAATCGCCCGATACCGTACACGCTGACTCCACCCTTCGCGGATACCCGCAGGCCCAAACCGTCGTGCGTGGTATGGGTTGCAGCCGCCTCAAGCTCAGCAACGCGTGCAATCAACTGCTCCATCGTTAGTTCGTTCATTAGACCCTCTCAGCGGTTGGATTAACCGAATGACCAGTGGTACGTTGGTTCCGGTTTGCCGCTGCACTTTTCAGAAAAAATTGCACGCTATGTGCTCTAGTCTACGTCGAAACAGGGTGGTACGAGGGTTTAGGCTTCCGCCAGACGGGTGCCGATCCCTAAAATGGGTCCTCTCTCCCCAGATTTTCAGAATTAAAACCCGACTTTTCATATAGATAGGGTCCCCTAACCTATACAGGGGGCTAGGTTTTAAGTCCTTTGCTTTCAACACTTATGGCCGGGAGCCTCCTTTCAGTCTAAAGGGTTTAGCCCCTCTACGTGCGCTTAGTCTAAAGCAGTTGAAGTCTTTGCTTATGTAGGGCTTACGCTTAACTAAAGTAAATAGATAGAGCCTAAAGGACTTAGGTGTGGGTCGATCCAAAACCCCACCTTAGAAGTGGGTCCCAGAAAATACGGTACATTCCAATCGCCCGTAAGTGGAGGGGGGCTTTGCGCGTCTAGCGCAACGATAGTAACTTAACTTTAAACTATTTTTGGAAATAGTGAGGGTAATTTAATTCTCCCACGGATAATATAGTGAAACGCTTCAAAGGTTTCACGACCTATATTACCGCTACCCACGGGTCTGTCTACAGGAAAGTGACACTTTTTGACTATGGGCCGTCCAGACAAACTCCTCGACAAGCATTATGAGCTTGCAACCCAAATGGCCCGGACAGGTGCGTCCCTTAAGCAAGCCGCGACAGAGCTAGGCATCGAAATCACCAATGAGGAAGCCGTCCTCCTTATGCGGCGATCGGCTTTCAATCGAGTCCTCTGGGAAGCGCGCCACCGATATTTCAACGAATTAGCAAAAGACCCCAACTTCAGTAGAGATACTGTGGTTGGGAAGCTTATTGTTCAATGCCAAAAATTAGAGGAAGAGGGGGATTGGGCTAAGGCAAGCGACGTTCTCTACAAGATATCCAAAATCCTAGGGTTTGTGGGTCCTGAATCTCAAGTAAGTGTATTTGGGGAGTTGAGCCAAGCCGACCTTGACGCGATCCGACAGAACATTGAATCAGGAGCCGTCCCAATCAAACCAAACTAACACGCGGGGTGGTCTGTGATAATCATTACGGATGAGTTGGATGTGTTGGTTTGTGACAATTGCAAGAGGGGCGATGTCAGAGTTTTCAGTATTGACGGGGGATTTGAACCTTTCTTTCAAGAATCATTGTGCCGTAACTGCCTCAAAAAGAGTCTAGACGTTTACCTAAACCACTATGAACAACGAGAAACAGGAGAAGGCACTCGCGGAAATTCAACGCCTCCCCGAAGCGGAGAGACTAGCAGCCCTGAACCTCCTGATTGCGAAAAGGCAAGCTAAGCAATACGTTAAGTACTTTCAGCCGTGGTCTGAGCAGCAAGATGCGCTTCGTAAGTTTACCCCAGACATTAAGGTATTCGGGCTACTCGGCGGCAATCGTTCTGGTAAGTCTATTCTTGGGAGCTTCATTGCGGTTGCATGGGCTTTGGGCAAAGATTACTTCAAGGGCGAACCAGCATGGGAATGGGTAAAGGACCTTCCAATCCCGCCTCCGCCTAACAATATTTGGGTCGTTGGACTTGACTATGGCGTTCTTAGAGACGTTCTCTGGTACGAAAAGCTCCGACATGGAAAAAGCCATCCGGCTTTTCTCCCTGATGATGGCAGCATACGAGATGTCAAGGACGGGGACTTCCAAGTTTTCTTCAACAATGGCTCCCTCCTCACAGGAAAATCTGCGGACGCTGGCCGAGAGAAATTTCAAGGAGCTTCAGTTGATCTTGTTTGGATTGACGAAGAGTGCGAATCAGACGTATTTGATGAGTGCTATCAACGAACTGTTGACTGCGCTGGAAAGCTCATACTCACTTTAACCCCCCTCACCGACATTAACTCTGGCGTACGAACCCCATGGGTCTTTGATTTGTATGAGGAGTTTGAGCATGGAAACAAAGACTATCAGTTCTGTCAACTCTCCACACTTAATTCGCCATTCGTCCCCGAAGATGAAAAGCAGCGACTTATCGAAAAGTGGTCCGGGGACCCCGAAGAGGGCGCTCGACTCTATGGGAAGTTTGTCCGACGCTCTGGACTTGTGTATCCGAACTGGAACGCTACACTCGATGCGGGCCATGTTGTACGTACTAGAGTCATTCCTTATCACTGGCAACGTATCGTCTCTATCGACCCGGCAGCGACAGGAGTTACAGCGGCGATCTGGATTGCGGTCGATCCCGACGGAAATCTCTGGGCATATCGAGAGTACTACGAACGGGAGCGGATCGTAAGCGAACATGCGAAATCAATCAAACTCATGTCTGGTGGTGAGCCAGTGGATATCTGGCTACTCGACCCTAAATGGGGAAGTCAGCGAAATGCTGAAACCCATCGAACCGGGGAACAACTCTGGCGCGAAGCTGGAATCCCCGTACGACTACCTAATGTGGGAGAGGATTACGGCCTCCACGTCTCAAAGGAATACATCTCGGCCACGGTCACGCCGAACTCGCGGCACCCCAAGTTCTACGTATTCCAAGACCTAAAGAACTTCATTTTTGAGATTGAGCACTACACTTACGACGTATTTAGTCGTGGCGAGAACAAGGGCCAATCGAAAGAAAAGCCCCGCAAGCGTAACGATCACCTTCTGAACGCATGGCAATATGCGTGTTCTCAACGCTTCAATGGCAAACGCACGCTCAAGAACTTGAGGGAAGCTTCAATCAAAGAATCAGACACTTGGGAAGGAATGACGGCGATTGACTATCAATCTCCGCCACGTAACAACAAATCGTACACTTAAAGAGGAGATTCAAATGATTAACTTAGTGCTTGGTGGAGTGGTTGGTTTGGCGGTCGGGGTGTTCATTCCCGGCGTTCTGCGTCAGGCTAAGGCTTGGTTTGTGAAGGAATCCAAAGTTGTTGTAGCAGACGTTGAGAAGAAACTCTAAGTTCCACGGAGAACTAATGAAGAAGGCGTGGCTTTTGCTGGTGTTGCCTATCGCTCTGATGGCCTTGGGCATCTTGTCTAACCAAGTGGTGATTCGAGCGAATGGCCTTCAAATGCCAGTACAAGTCGCTTACTGTTCAGAAGTGATGAATCCGCAAGATGTAGTCCATAAATGCGCGGACAAATCTAGTAAATTGAT